CAAAAACGATTACGATCAGCTTTTGCTGTACCGTGATTAACACAATTAATTTTTAACATTTTAGTCTCCGTAGTTAAATTGAAATAATCTTCGATAATCGATAAGCGTACTTATCTACGAAAGTTTAGTTTATCGATGTCAAAGAGCAAATGGTTAGAGTTCTAACCATATAAGAGTTTATCATAGAATCTCATATAAGTATACAACTAAATGTGCGACATATTGTCGCACCTAAGTTAAGTAAATTCTTCGGGAGGGTCTTCGGTTCCCCATTTTTTTATAAATTCTTCGAGCCGCCGTCTATCTTCGGGATCGAAAAGGGGATGTTCGTCTTCCAGTAATTTTTTAGCGTCATTGATAAGGTCTTCTTCGTAGAGATGATCGAAGTCGCTAGGATCGGGATCATCGGCCCAGTTTATGTACGGGTTATAAATTCTTTCTAGAGAAAAAATTTGCATAGCATCCTTAACAATGGGACTAACGATTATTTTTTTCATTTCATTACCTTTCTGGAACATCTCGCCTGAGCAACAATCTTCTAACACACTTTTACAAAGGGGGCAGGTGTAATGCCCGTGGACCGCGATAAGTTGCACGAATTGCATACATCTGGAGCATCTATTTATTTTATTCAGGTCCATGTAAAAGATTTTATCAAAAGATATCAGAGTATGTCAAATATTACTTTACTTTTTTAAAAAATTAGGGCAAAAAAGTAAAAAGGAGAAAAAAATGAGTATATTAAAATTAGAAAGATCTGTTGACGAATTTATTCAATTTAAGCATGGGCTTTTGCCAGTATCTATATTTTTAATGATAGCTAAAGCAAAAACTCCTATGACTTATAAAGAGATTGGCGAGAAATTAAATGTTAGCACTGCAAGAGCTTCTCGCAATTTATCCATTTTATTGAAGTTAAATTTAATTGAATGGACTAAAATTGAACCAGTTGAAAAAAAACCAGTAAGGAAAATCTTTTTTGGGTTAATCCATATTGGAGGATCATTTTCGATAACGCAATTTACACTTTCTAAAGATGGTTTGAAATTTAAGAAAAAGTTGGAAAAAATATGGGCGAGTTAAATAAACCTATAATATGCTGTATGTGTGGTAAGAAGATCACAAATTATATGGATAGTCATAATCCAGAACCTTTAGTTGCGCCGCCTGCTCGTTGTTGTAACGTATGTAATGAAAAGGTTGTATCGGAACGGTTAAAGTTAATGAGAGAAAGCGGGTTATGAGTCCGCCTTTTAATAAACGAAAAATGAATTGTTGGCATTGTAAAACTGAATTGATTTGGGGTGGGGATCACGATCTTAAAAAAGAAGATCCTTATATGCATCATTGGCATTATTCAATGGCAACTAATTTAAGTTGCCCTGAATGTGATGCTTACGTTGAAGTTTATGTGTAGTGTCTAGATTAACAGAGTTACAGCAAGAGGCTGAGTGGAGGCGTTGTGAAAGAGATGAGTCTTATTTCCTACATAAGTATTGGCATATCGCTCATCCTGCTCATGGCCGTATCCTTTTTGATTTACGACGTGCGCAGTCAACAGCCTTACAGCACTGGGACCGACATCGTTATAGTCTCACGTTAAAAGCACGTCAAATTGGTTGGACTACTCTTGTTGCTGCTCACCAGTTTTGGTTAGCGTTCTTTTTTTCTGATCAGAACATTATTGATCTTTCACGTACTGAACGTGAATCTGTTTTGTTGTTAAAGAAATCTAAATATGGTTTTCAGCATTTACCTGAGTGGATGTTGGAACGTGGTCCTAAGTCGCTGGTTGAACACCAGCAGAAAATGGGGTTTGATAATGGTTCACAGATTACTTCGATGCCTTCAGCATCCGATCCTGCTCGAGGTGAGTCGGCTTCGTTGGTTGTGGTTGACGAATGGGCGTTCCTTCCAAACCCTGAGGAAGCGTGGGCTTCTATAGAACCTGTCGCTGACGTAGGCGGACGTATCATCGGTTTGTCTACTGCTAATGGTTCGGGTAACTTTTTTCACCAATTGTGGGTTGGTTCTGAAACTGGTACTAACAGGTTTGAACCAATGTTTTTTCCTTGGTCTGCTACTGAGGACAGAGATGATTCTTGGTATGAATCTAAAAAAGAATCTATGTTAGCGTGGCAGTTGGCTCAAGAATATCCTAGCAGCCCTGAAGAGGCTTTCATCAAGTCGGGTAACCCTGTGTTTGATTTAGACATTTTAGAAGATATGGAAAAAACTATGGTCGAGGCTGGGCAAATGGGATATTTACGTGAACCTAGTCCAAAAGTTATAGAATTTAGGAAAGATGCTTACAGTTTGGCGTGAGCCTCAATTAGAACACATTTATTGTTTAGGGGTTGATACTTCTGAAGGTTTAGTTCATGGCGACTATTCTTGTGTTCAAGTGTTGGATGTTCGTACTGGTGATCAGGTTGCAGCATGGCATGGTCATATCCCACCTGATGAGTTGGCACACGAGGTGTTTATGATGGGATTGTGGTATAACGCTGGGTTGTGTTGTGTCGAATCTAACAACCACGGTTTAACCACTATCACACAGTTACGTCATTTGGGTTATCCTAATATTTTTCGTAAAAGATCGTTGAATCAGGCTACTTCTAAGGTTTCTCAAGAGTTTGGTTGGAAAACTACTCGTACTACTAAACCTTTGTTGATTGATGATCTTGGTATGGCTTTAAGAAATAATGAGTTGAAGATACATGACAGGTTTACTTTGGCTGAGTTACGCACTTATGTGCGTAATGAGCGTGGAACTATGTCTGGTAGCCCGCATGATGACCGTGTTATGGCTCTTGCGATGGCTAATCAGATGCGTCAATATGCGTTTATGCCTGAATTTACGTTAAAACAAGACGAATATTGGACTGTTAATTGGTTTAGAAATTTGCTTCCTTCGGTGGAAAAACCTGATGAAGAACAGTTACAAATAGGTCAAAATACGGTACGTGGGACACTTTAATTGTATCTAATAGGGAATTTAAGAACCTAGGAGGTTCAAATGGCAAGATTTGTATCGCACACCAGTGCCAGTCAGAATGTTGATGGTAAAGGCACTACAGGCGGTAATAACGTAATGGAGCGTGGTGGCTCTGTTGTTGCTAATCCTATTTGGGAACCGGCACAACCTAATTCACCTCATCAACGTTTTGATAGCCCGAAGTACGCTAACATGACTGGCGGCTACGGAGAACAAACTGTTCGTGATACTCCATTTAATCAGCATGGTACAACAGGTGATGTAGAACCTTCTGCACCACAACCCGATTTGGCTGGACATAACGCTGCACCGCATACAAAGCGTCCATAGACGTGGCGGTCCTCCCTCGCGAGGCGACATACGAAGATTTTTGCATGTATGTGCAGGATTTTCGTGGTCCAGTATCGGATACTGAACTGGATGAATTATGGGAACGTCGTCAAAAACTACTTGGCATCAAATTCGTAACTGGAGCAGTCTCCCGCTCACGGTTACCGCTAGACGAGCAGCATTTGACTTTGAACGAAAGAGAAAACAAACTGATCGCCGAAGCCAAAGCGCAAGGGCGTAACATAGAGAAAGTCTGATGGCACGTAAAACAAGAGCGGAACAGCATGAAATAATTTTGCGTAAGTTGGATTCGGCTGCGCGTTGGCGACAAGAAATGGGTTATGACTCTGTTTGGCAGAGAATGATTGATTTATACAGAGGAAAGCATTGGCCGCGTGTCACTGCTACAGAAGATTTAGTGGCTGTTAATCTTGCCTTTAGCACCGTTAATGTTATCGCTCCTTCTGTTTCGGTCAACCACCCTAAAGTGGTTGTCACTCCTAATGATCCTGAAAATAGTGACAGGGCTGCTTTTGTTGAAGCGGTTATTAATCATGTTTGGCGACATCACGATTTTCGTAAGCCTTTTCGTCGTTCTGTTAAAGATTTTCTTATTTTTGGTCATGGCTGGTTAAAAGTTGGTTGGCAGTTCCTTGAGCAGGAACGTACTCTCGGTGAGGAAGAACGAGAGGATATGATCAACGAAGCAAATTTAGAGGCTGATGCTTTTGCTATGGCTAATCCTGAATTTGCTGGTGATCTTCCTAGCGACGAAGAGATCGCTGCGAATATTACTAATACGGCAATGATGATTGTTGAAGATCAACCGTTTGTAGAACGTATCTCTCCTTTTGATATGTTTGTTGATCCTGAAGCGACTTGTTTAGAGGATGCTAATTGGATTGCACAAAGAATTGTGCGTCCTTTGGATGAGGCTAAGAAAGATAAACGTTATAAGGCTTCTGCTCGTAAAAAGTTAGATGCTGATAATATTCTTTATCCTCTTAATAGCCCTACTAGCCGTCAACAGCAAGAAGAGTATTTGTATGACGAAGAACGTACTGTTGTTTTTGAATTTTATGACATTGTAAATAACACTATTTCTGTTTTGGCTCAGTCGGGTGATGAGTTTCTTGTAGACCCAACACCTATGCCTTATGCTTATGGTCAACCTTTTGTAATGTTACGAAATTATGACGTTCCTGATTATTTTTATCCAATGGGTGATTTGGAAGCAATTGAGTCTTTACAACTTGAATTAGATAAAACTCGTACACAACTTGTTAATGCTCGTAAACGTTACGCAAGAAAGTATTTGTATCACGAACGTTCTTTTGGTCCTGAAGGGCGTGAAGCGTTAGCGTCAGATCAGGATGGTCGTCTTGTACCTGTAGTTGAGGAAAATAAACCGTT